TTCTCGCTAAAGATGGTCGTAGAGTTACAATGCGTGCTAACACAATGGAGATCGAAAAGGTCAACGTTGGAGAGCGTGTAATCCGTGCAGCAGCACAAGGTGCACCAGATTATACAAACATCGGCGCTACATTTACAAAGGTTGAACTTACTACAAAAAAGATTCGTCTTGATTGGGAAGTATCAACAGAAGCACTTGAAGACAATATTGAAGGTGGAGCACTTGAAGATCATCTAGTTCGCTTGATGACCAATGCTTTCGCAAACGATATTGAAGATCTTGCTATCAATGGTTTAGGATCAGGCGCAGATGCCTTCCTTTCAATCATGCCTGGCTTTATCAAGCAAACTCGTACGACAGTTGGAAACGACGCTCACGAGTATGCTGCAACAGTTGCAGACAACAACTACACAACATCAGTAATGCAAGGCTTGCTACTAGCAATGCCTCGTAAATACCGTGCACTTAAGAGCAATCTTAAGTTCTACGCAGGTACTGATGCTTTTGCTGGTATTGTTCGTAACAACGGTACACTTGCAGACGCCATTTCTTCAGCATTCGCTGACAGAGTTGGTAGCACACAAGCAAACCGTCAAGAATTCCTTGATGGTGGAGCACAGACACTAGGTAACTCACGTACAACTCGTGTACTTGGTGTAGATGTTCTTGAGGTTCCTTACTACCCTGCAGGTTATGTCGATTTGACATTCCCTCAGAACCGTGTATGGGGCTTCCAGAGAGACATCACTGTAAACCGTGAATACAAGCCAAAGAAAGACACTATTGAATACACAGTATTCGTACGCTTTGGTATCCAATGGGAAGAACTAGATGCAGTCGCTTATGTTGACTCAGATAGTGCTGATTCCTAAGATCTAAAAGATCAAATATTAGGGCGGGTAGCGTAAAAACTACCCGCCTTATTCTTATTCTGGTATAATTACAAATGAGCACAGGAGAATTATGAACCTAACAATTGAAGAGTTATCAACTAAAACCGTAATGGCATTAAAAGCCTATGCAAAGAAAAATAACATAGAATTATTTGACGTAAATACTAAACTTGAAATATTAGAAATTCTTGCCAGTTGGATTCCTCCAGTAAACACAGAAGAGCGGGTAGAGGAACCAGACAAGGCAGAAATTTTAACAAACAAAGTAGCACTATACTCAGAAAGAAACCTACACATGGATAACATAGGGGCTTTAAAAGTAGGATACAACATAGTCTCAAAGGAGGCATCGGAAAAGTGGTTAACCCACAGGTTGGTAAGAATTGCACCGCCTGAAGAGGTAGCAGCCTACTACGGTAAATAAAAATGCAGATATTACGTCTTCCCCCATACCCGCTTTCTGTGACTTACACAGTTCCAGATGCAAGTGCTGATTATATACTTGTTATTGAAAACGTTGCAGAGTTAACAGAGATTGAAGAGTCCGTTACATCTAATGCAAATAAAAAAATAACCTATTCTTTAACTGATGACTTTGTTAAATATGACAAGTCTTATGCTTTAACAATTTATGAAGATGGTGGATCTTCTGGAGAAACCTTAGTTCGTGGAGACATTGTTGTAGAAGATAATTTAGAAATTATGAGACCTTATGTAGATCCCGCTTCCCTTGCTACATCTGGTACAGCAACAGACATAGCCTTATATACAGGATATGAAGATTTGGCAAGATCAATAATTGATAGCATTGTCGGTGGATTTTATTATGATAGAACTTATTTAGAAGTTGTTGGTCAAGGAAATGATTATCTACCGCTTTGGAAAAAAACACATAAACTTTTAAAAATATATGAAAATGCAGAACTTGTATACGACATAGAAAATGCAGAAGGTCCAGCCTTAACAGATTATACTTTTTTTATAACTAAAGATAAAACAGCAATTACTAAAGATCCACTTGAAAACGTTGATTCTATAAACCGTGCAGAAAGAAGATACTCTCGTATACCTTTGGGTATATCTGACTCTATGAGTTTGTTTGATACAGAAGATAGCGGAAACACTCAGACTGTTGTTCCAGGTGTTGCATTTTCAGAGGGCGCAGACTACATTATCTTAGCAGAAACAGGCTATAGGGTTGTTCCTTATGACATTCAAGACGCAACATTAATGTTAATTGATGACATCAAGTGTGGAAGGTTAGATCACTACAAGAGATATGTTAAAAACTATAGCACAGATCAATTTAAAATTGAGTATGATAAACGTTTAATTGACGGAACTGGAAACATATTAGTAGATAAAATTCTAGATAAATACAAAGAAAATATCATACGCCCAGGAGTTTTATAATGACGGTCTGTGAAACAACAGATTTTATGTACCCTATGAAGGCTGATATATACTATCCAATTATTAAGCAAACTCAATATGGTCAAGCAACAAAAGACTGGGTTTATGATAAAACCATTGTATGCAACGCAACTCCAGTAGGCGGAGCAGGATCAGAAGATATTAAACCAGAAACATTTTTGCAATACGAAAATAAACTTATTGCCAGAGTTAAAGCAGACCCAAGAACATCTTCAACCAATGCTGACAATGCAATTAGCAATATCTTAGTAACCAATATTCGTTTTGAAGATGATAGTTTACTGTATAAAGAAACAGCAGGGCCTAGGGCTGGGCGTGGAACAATTTACGAAGTAGCAACAGTAGAGCCATTTACTGGCCCATTTAAATCAATAGAATACTATAAACTAGTATTGCGTAGGACAGAAAATCAGACTGTAGGCGACTAGTGATAGTCAGAACAAATACTCAAAATTTTAATAAACAAATGAACAACATTGTTCAGTATGCTTTTGGTTTTTTAGATGGCGTCCAAAAAGGTAAAAAGATTTTCTTACAAAACCTTGGTACTGGAACAATACAAGCATTAGCCGCATATGTTGATGTTTCTGCAAGAGGAAATCCTTCTGCATTACACCATGTTTATGAATGGTCTCAAACTGGCAGCCCAAGCGCAAGACTCTTTGACATAAACTATACTGTTAGCAATCTTGGATTAAGCATTAATTCTACCTTTAGACAATCTCGCACTGTAAAAGAAGATTCAAATACACCGTTTTATAATAAAGCAAAGATTATGGAAAAAGGAATTCCAGTTACAATTACACCTAAAAAATCTTCTGTTCTTGCATTTACCCAAGGAGGAGAAACTATTTTTACTAAAAAATCTGTAACAGTTAGAAATCCTGGAGGAGACATGGTTCAGGGTTCATTTGAAAGAACAATAGATGAGTTTATGCTTAAATATTTTAAACAGTCATTTTTACGTGCAAGTGGAATGTATGACTATATTAAAAAGCCAACAGTATTTAAAAAGAATATTAAGGCTGGATCTAAAAGCGGTAAATCAAAAGGTGTAGAAACTGGATTTAAGTGGATTGCTAATGCAAAGATTGGTGTAGAATAGTATTATGACCCTTAATATATCTACTCAAACTGGCTTCCCGCCAACATTTTTAAATGCTTTTATTAATAGTGAACTTCAAGAGTTTGGTTTAATGCCAACTGGACCTAATCCATTTCAACCATTTTTCCCTGCTCAAAGCCCAATGAATATAGAAGATGTTTATAATGATAGTCTATACATTCGCAATAATCCAGACGGAGTAGTCATCATGTTTGACAGGCTTATTAGATTTAGGCCTACCCCATTTTATAGAAATAAAAGAGAACAGTTGGTATATTTTATTTATGGTCCAAACCTTTCAAAGTTATTTGATACAACAAGGGTAATCATTGAGTGCCTTGATAGAGAAGATGCAGCAGCCCAAGATTTAAATTCCTGGGTAGCAACAAATGAAATAAAAGACGAAAACGATCAAACTATAACCCCAAATGTATATTTCCATAATATAAAGGTCTATCAGGCAGACGAAGCAAGGGATATAGCGGAGTTAGCATCAGCCAGAACCTTATTTTTAAACAAACTAGTTATAGAGTACGACTATCATACAATAGATGCGGTATCCCAAAGATACTCATAAAAAGGCATTATAATTGGTATTGAGGAAACACAAACGCCATACAACTTAATATCTATTCTTATGGAAGAGGTGAATAAATGTCATATAGCCGTGGAAGTTCGACCAACATCATCGTTGGTGCTGCAGCACTTTTTGTTGCAGATACAACCCTGACTCCAAGCACTTTGGAAAACTTTAGTACTGAAGTATCTTTTCGAGAGACTCTCTCAAGCGATGCAGACTATACTAACGTAGGTTATACAATGAACGGTCTTGAATTACAGTTCCAACCAGACTTCGGTGAAGTACAGGTTGATCAAATTCTTGACGTTGCAAAACTTTACAAGCAAGGCATGCAGGTTAATCTTGCTACCGCTTTTGCTGAAGCAACCCTAGAAAACTTGCTTCTTGCATTAGCATTTACCGATGCACAATTAACTGGAAACAAGGCTACTCACTCAGGACGGGTTCTTAACCTTTCTGCAGGTGAACTAGGCGAATGTCCAGTAGAACGTGGAATCGTTGCAGTAGGTCCAGGTACAGGTGACTGTGCTACCTCTGCAGACGTAGAGCGTGTTTATACAGCATACCGTGCTTTGTCAATTGAAAACGTAACAGTTTCAGCCAAGCGTGATGAGCCTTCAATGTTTGAAGTTTCATTCCGTCTATTACCAGAAGATACTTCTGGATCATATGGAAAGATCGTAGACCGTACTTTCGGAGATACACTTTCTTAATCAGTTATAAAACATTAAAACCCATTTCTTCGGAAGTGGGTTTTTTTGTATGTAAAGGCTATTTATGGTAAAATGGAATTCTATGGCAACTACAATATATAATAGTCAAATTATACATTTATTTGACGGCACTGAATTAGAGATAGTCCCATTAAAGATTAAATATTTGCGTGAATTTATGGATGTTTTTGAAAATATTAAAAATACAAAAAATGATGATGAGGCTATAGCAGTTTTAGTAGAGTGCGTTAGAATTTGTATGAAACAATACTATCCTAAAATATCAGGCACGGTAGAGCAAATTGAAGACAATATAGATATGCCAACAGTTTATAAGGTTTTAGATACTTCTGCTGGAATTCGCATTAACAAAAAATCACAAGAGCCAGTTAAAGATCAGGCACTTGATAGTGGTCAAACCTGGGAAACCTTAGATCTTGCAAAATTAGAGTCTGAAGTATTTTTATTAGGTATTTGGAAAGATTATCAAGAACTAGAAAAATCTCTTTCAATGCCAGAATTGATAGCAACCCTTGAAGTAAGCAGAGAGTTAGACTATACTGAAAAAAAGTTTTTAGCAGCAATTCAAGGTGTGGATTTAGACGGGCAGTCAGATAAGCAGCGTGGTCAAAAAGAATGGGAAGACATGAAGGCTAGAGTCTTTAGTGGTGGTCAAACAAAAGATTCAAACGATGTTTTATCTTTACAAGGACCAAATGCTCAAAAAGTAGGGTTTGGTATTGGCATGGGGTTGGATTACGAAGACCTAACAAAATAGCCTTCCTATGCTATAATTGACATAACCTATAGGAGGAAATATGGCGACAACCGTGCATGAGGCTGACCAAGTCACCCTTATCGATGGAACAAAAATAACAGTTCGCCCGTTAAAAATCTCTCTTCTTCGTCCGTTTATGAAGAAGTTTGAAGGGGTGGCTAAGGTTGCAGAAGACAATGAGAAATCAATGACTCTGCTAGTTGAATGTGTACAGATTGCTATGGAGCAATACAAGCCAGAATTGGCTGGAGACATTCAAAAATTAGAAGATCTTCTTGATCTTCCAACTGTGTATAAAATTGTTGAAGCAGCATCTGGCATTAATTTGTCATCTGTTACAGACATTCTTAGTTCACAGGAATAATTATATATTAGAGAAGGTGTGATACATGGCTGATGTTAATGCTAATATTGGCGTAAGTATAGATACGTCTGCAGCGTTAGCACAACTAAAGGCTTTACAGAGACAGATATCTCAGTTTCACTCTTCTATCGCTAGGTCTAGCGAATCAGCAGCACTTGCTCAAAGGTCTCTGCAGAAAAACCTAATTGGTAGTATTAACTCTATTGGTGCTTTTTCTGCAGAACTTAGAACTGTAAAAACAAGTGCAGAATCTTTTACTAACTCTTTAGAAAAAAACAAGTTTTCAATGCGGGAATACTTCCGCTATGCTGGTGCATCTACAAAAACTTTTGGTAGATTATTTAAATCAGAGTTTGACACAATTGGCAAGGTAGCACAAGAACGTGTAAAAACACTACAAACCCAATATATTAAAATGGGTCGTAATGCTAGTGGGGCAATGGAAGCAATTGCTATTAGACCTACCAGCCTTAACATGCAAGACTATGGCACAAGAACAGCCATAGCAGCGCAGAAACAAGCACTATTTAATCAATTAATGAAGCAAGGCACTACCAATCTTTTAAACTTTGGTAAAAATACACAATGGGCTGGACGTCAGTTGATGGTTGGTTTTACAATACCACTAACTATTGTTGGATCTACCGCCACAAAAACCTTTATGGATATGGAAGCCCAGGCCCTTAAGTTTAGAAAAGTTTACGGAGATTTATTTACACCAAAGGCTGAAACCCAAGAAGCATTAAATAATATAACAGAACTTGGAAGACAATTTACCAAATATGGAATTTCAGTTTCTCAAACAGTTGGTTTAGCAGCAGAGGCCGCAGCAGCAGGTTTTCAAGGTTTAGACTTACAACGTCAAACCACAGAAGCAACACGTCTTTCTGTTCTTGGTCAGATTGATAGCCAAAAAGCACTTGAAACAACTATCTCTTTACAAAATGCATTTGGAATGTCATCTGACAAACTTGCAGACTCAATTAACTTTTTAAACGCAGTAGAAAACCAAACTGTTGTATCTCTTGATGATATTACTACTGCTATTCCAAAAGTAGCCCCCGTTATTCAACAATTAGGTGGCGATGTAAAAGATTTAACATTCTTTATTGCGGCAATGAAAGAAGGCGGAATTAATGCATCAGAAGGTGCTAACGCACTTAAGTCTGGTCTTGCAGCATTAATTAATCCAACTAAAAAAGCATCAGAAATGCTTGCTGGGTTTGGTATTAATGCAACAGCAATTGTAGAAAAAAACAAAGGTGATTTAAAATCAACAGTTGTTGAATTTGCTACTGCTTTAAATAATTTAGACCCACTTGCTAGAGCAAGAGCAATTGAACAAATGTTTGGCAAATTCCAATTTGCTCGTTTGTCAACATTATTTGCTAACGTTGCAAAAGATGGAAATCAGGCTGCTCGTGTACTTGATTTAGCGAATTCATCAGTAGAAGAGTTATCTGCTTTATCTGAACAAGAATTAGGAATGACTGCAGATTCTGCAATGAATAAATTTAAAAAGAGTGTTGAAGATCTTAAATTTGCACTTATACCAGTTGGTCAAGCATTCTTAGAAGCAGCAACACCAATTATAGAGTTTGTTAGTGGAGTGTTAGAAAAATTTGGCAATCTTTCAGATGGAACTAAAAAACTTATAACATTTTTAACTGTAGGAATAGGCGCTATTGGTCCAATATTTTTAATGACTTTTGGTTTAGTTGCTAACGCAATTGCAAATGGACTTAAGGGCGTAATGCTTTTACGTCAGGGATATTTAAGATTAACTGGTCAATCACAAATTCTTGGAGAACAAACACAATATTTAAATACAGAACAACTTGAAGCGGCTGCTGCTGCACATTCATTAGATCAATCACATGCAAAACTAACACAAAGTTTTACTGCCGAAACAGCAGCACTTCAACAATTAATTGCTGCATATCAAGGTGCTGCTAGAGCAGGTCAATCATTCATGTTTAATAATCCTGGAATGATGATGCCACCAAGAGGAGCAGTTAGAAAGTTAGCAAATGGCATTGTTTCAGTCCCAGGACCAAAGGGTGCAGGAGACATAGTTCCAGCAATGCTATCCCCAGGAGAATCAGTTATTCCAGCAGATATGACAAAAAAATATGCTGGATTAATTCAAGGAATGGTTGCAGGAAATATTCCTGGATATATGTCTGGAGAAGTAAGTGTTGGGGGACGTGTAAGTACTTTAGATTTTGCTAGACAAGATACTGCTTTAAAAGCGCAAAGACTTATTAGCGCAATGCTTGCTAATGGAGCAGGCATTGAAAATGCACTAGAAGTTGTTGAAGAAACCTTAGCACGAATGGCTAGTGACACTAAAATTACCATTGATCAATTTGTTAGAGAACTAGATTTAGTAACAAAATCAATTACTGGTAAGCAAATACCAGGATCAGTATTTCAAGATGCTGGAAGAGGAGAAAGACGTTTTAATGCTGGTCAAACTGGTGTTGGAACCATGGAAGAGCAAGTTGCTGGATCTGCTGTATTAGAGGAAGAACTAACAAGAGCAAGAGGATCTTCTAATGCTGCACAAAGAGCAATGACTGAATATTATCAATCACAAGGCAAAAATGCTGCAGAATTTTCAAGTGTAGTTAAACAGGCTGGAGATGTTCACAGAGCGCATGTAATTACAGTTAGAAGTAATGTTGATAAAATGTTTATGGAGGCTTGGAATCCTAACGCATGGGTTGCACAGTCATCAACATTAAATCAAGTAAGTAATATTTTACAATCATCTATGTCAACTCGTGATGAATATTTTAAAAATCTTTCAGAAATAAACGCTGATGAAACAATTGTTGCATCTATTATGGAAAAAATTACTAACAATATTGCATTAACAGAGCAAGAATTAAGAGTACAAAAACAAGTTCTTGAACGTATGCTAAGTTCTACAGGGTCAATGGCAAAAGTTGCACCTGGTTTTGGTCCACAGGCTGCAGGTGCGGTTGCTGCTACACAATTCTTAATAGACAATCCCGCACAACAGCCTGGCGTTGGCACAAGAAGTGCACAACAAAAGTTGGCGGCGGAGCAAAGTCTAGCACAAGCCAAGTTTAGAGGTCAACAATCATTTACTCCAATTACTGAGGCTGCACGTGCAGTAACAAATCAGGTTGTGTTAGAAACTGCTAGAGCAGCAGGAACACAATCTCCTTCTCGTAAAACTATTCCAATTGGTGAGGACATTGCTCGTGGTCTTGAGGTTGGAATGCAAAATAGAAAGGACAATGTTGCTCTAATAGGATCTCAATTAGGTAAGGCTGCAACAGGTGGAGTTCAAGGTGGTGCTAGAAATATTCCATTTAGTTCACCAAGTCAACCAGGACAACAACCATCAACTACGTTTGGAGCGGTAGCAGCAAATACTCCAATGAGTCCTCAAATTAATACTAAAATTAAAGAACAAGCAAAAATTTTACAAACATCAAATCAAAGGTTTGTTGGTCTTAATAGCAAAATTATGGGTGCATCTTTTGCAGTTTCTTCCTTAGCAGGAGTTACATCAATGGCAAATGGTGGATTAGGAAAATTTTCTGAACTTTTGTTTAGAATAACTGGACCACTTTTTGCTTTATCTACAATTCTTCAATTATTTGGTGGGTCTAACATTATTGGATTACTAAAAAAACTTAAACTTCTTGCAACTGGACCTGTCGGATTAGTAATTGCTGGACTTACAGGACTATACGCAATTAATAAATTATATAAAGATTCACAAGAAAAAACAAGAATGAAAATCGAAGGTCTTGGAAGAGCGGCAAGTTTATCTGCAGATCAATTAAAAGATATAGGTAAAATTGTTGGTAGAGAGCCAAGTAAAGATCCACTAACACAAGAAAATTTAACACCAACTGGCGGAAGTCAAAGAGAAAATACTGAAAGAATTCAAATTGATCAATTTAAAGAACTTTTTAAAGATGCAGGAGCCGATAGTTATAAAGATTTTCAAAATACAATAAGTCAAATTAAATCTGCATCACAACAGCAAGCAGATTTAATATTTTCATCTTTAGCAATTAAATTTGCTGGAGACTATGATGATAAAACTATAAAAAGCATATTAATTGCATTAAGAGAAAGTGCTGAAAGACAAGATCTAAAGTTAGATTTTAAAGCCCTTAATATTGGTACCGAACAAGGAATAGAAAATTTAGATGTTGTTGTAAAACAAGTAACCGATCAATTTGCAAATGATTTTGATAAATTTTTTAAATTACCTAATTTAGCAAGTCCAGAAAAAATGAAAGATTATGGAATTAATATTACAGAATTATTTGAACAGTTTTCTGGTAAAAATTTAAACACTGCTGCTATGTCTATTAATACTATATTATCTGGTATTGCTTTACAGTTTAAAAATGGTGTTATTAATGCAGAACAATATTCAAAAGCAGTCGATACAGTTTTTAAAAAAATTAGTGATCCAAAATTTAAACAAGGTTCAGATATGTTGGTAAATGCAATTCTTAAAAATATTGGAACAGCAACTGCATTGGCTGCAGTGGAGGTTGAAAAGTTAAGCAGTAAATTAATGTTTTTAGAAGGAATAATGCTAGGAATAGGTTCAACAGAAACACAAAATTTAATAACAATAATGGAGCAAGCAAGATTAAATCCAAACGATACTGCTTTACAAATAAGTGCTGGGCTACAAGAAGCATCTTATAGAAAAAGTGTAAGAGATAGAAAAAAACTTCAAGAAGAATTAAATAAAATTGTAGCAAGCCCTATTGACACAAATGTTACTGTAGAAACAGAAGGACAAAAAGCAAACAGACAACTTTCAATTATTCAAAATTACTTTAATGCAAAAGAAGCATTAATTAAACAAGAAAGACAACTAGAAGAAGATGCATTACAAGCATCAATAGATGCAACACAAAAACAAATTGATGCTGAACAAAAATTAATTGACACCAACCAGCGTTCTATTGATTTATTAAACCGCAGGATTGACCTTGAATATGACAGACCAATCCAAAAATTACAAGATGAATCAACAATATTAAGCAATAATCTTGATGTTATTCGTAAACAAGAAGATGCAATTAATAGTCAATATGATAAGCAAATTGAATCACTTGAAAAAATATCATCTATTAATCAAGAAATTGCAGGTCAAGAAAAATCAAGATTAACTATTGCTGATGCTTTAACATCTGGAGATATAGCAGCCGCTGCAGCGGCAGTGCAGGATGCTAGAGCACAGGCTGCAGCATCTAGAATAGATCAACAGACAAAAGCACTTGAAGTATCTCGTCAACAAGCCCTTACTGGAATCACTGCTGGAGGAATGACAAAGGATCAAATTGAAGCCCGTACATATGCAATTGGTCAACAAGTTTTTTCACTTGAACAACAAAGAAAAACCTTACAGGATCAAATAGTTGTTCTTCAAGATAAAAATTATGCGACCGAAGAAAGCATTTACAAAATTAAAAACGACACATTAATTACACAACAAAAATCACTTGATGATTATAAAAATGAAACAATACTTTTAATTAAAAATCAAACAGTTCTTGGAAAAACTCAAGAACAATGGGTAATTGCTGAAGGAAAAGTAAGTCTTTATAATGCTGCACTTGATTTATCAAATGAAAAGTTAAGCGGTATGGACAAACTTTTAACAAGTATTGCAAAAAAATCTGCTGAGGTTGAGGCTACTCTAACAAGCAATAAAATAATTGCTAGTGGTGGTAGTACTGGTGGTCGTGGTGGTGGTAGCGGAAGCCCTAGAGGAGCAATGCAATTCCAAATGTACGGTGGAAAAATTAAAAAGATGAACATGGGAGGGGTAGTTCCTAAATATATGGCTAGCGGTGGAAGAATGGGTTCTGATACCGTACCAGCGATGCTAACTCCTGGAGAATTTGTAATGAACAAACAAGCAACAAAGTCATTTGGACCACTATTATCTATGTTAAATGAATCAAAATATCCTTCAATGATAGGATCATCATATGATGGAAAAGGTTCTAGTGGTGGAATAATGACATCTGTTAGCGATAACTCTAGTAAGGTGTATAATTATAATGTTGGAATTACCGTTCCACAATCAAATGCAAATCCTAACGATATTGCTAGGGCAGTAATTGGTCAGATTAAGTATATTGATAATCAAAGAATTAGGGGACAAAGATAATGGCTACCGCTGCATATTTGACGGGTAGACGCAGATATCAAAGACCACAAGCCCTATTATGGTCTGAGAACGCAGGAACACTTACAAGTGGTGTATATGTTCCAACAGGGTTTGAAATAGGCGCTACCGTGCCAGAGGGCACCGCTGCTAGCCTTGTAGATCAGTTTATGATCCTTTCTGATCATAATCGTGGAGAATTACAATTTACTCCAGTTAGAATTGAGCAACGCCAAAGAACAATTAATGGTCGTATGCGTTCATATCACATTGCAGATAAATTAAATATGTCAGTATCTTGGAATAATTTACCATCAAGATCTTATTATCAAGATCCTGCTTTTGACTCTGCAGGAACTTCTCCTTATAAAGGCGGTACTGGAGAATTTACATCTGATGGTGGAGCAGGCGGAGTAGACTTACTTGAATGGTATGAAGATCATCAAGGACCATTCTGGATGTACTTAGCCTATGACAAATATACAAATTTTCCTGTTGATGGAGAAATTACAAATGCTTCATACGGGCATCTTGCACAGTATAATCAAATAATACAGGTTTATATTTCAGACTTTAACTATTCAGTCGTAAAACGTGGTGGTACTAATCATGATCTTTGGAACATATCGGTAACACTGGAAGAGGTCTAGAGTGTTTGTTGGAGAAGAATTAAAAACACACCTAGAAACATCTGCAACTGTTAAACTTCAGTCACTAACACTGGCTGAGTGGAATATGAACATGCCAGATAATATTTTTAAATTAGGAAACTATAGATATCGTCCAACAGATAATACATCTCAATATTTTACTTTGCCAAATGATTTTGATTCCTTAGATGCTGGAAACTACTATACTGGTGCAACCGATGCTGATGTTGTGGTTGATGGAGGGTTTGAAGACGACGATACCCCACAAAGTTTTACACTAACAAAAGATAAATTAAAGTTAGTTTACTCTTTAGAAGATTGTTTAAATCCATTTAGACCAAGATCTGGCATTAACAAAGCAGCAAATTTTAATAATAGATTTTTTGCAAACTCTGGTGCTTCTATGGCACAAAGGCCAAGATACTATATGGCATCTAGGTATGATCAGTTTAGATACTGGACATCCTATAGAACAGAAAATAATATTGAGCGTGGCATTGCAAGTATTCCATCTAATGGTTTGTATTATATTGATGATGCAGTTCCTTTTGTTGTTTATAAAGAAAGGGTTCCAGCAAATAGGCTTGTAGTAAAAATGCAAACAAATGTAGGAGATGTAGACTTAGGACCTTTTGCAACTGCAACTGGCTCAATATCAGATCCATTATACGGTGACGTAAATAAAACAACACCATCTAGATGGAAAATACAGTACCTTAAAGACAATCAATGGATTGATGCATACACCTTTAGAGAAAACGATACTCGTGAATCTGGAGATCCAATTATTGGATCAGATGGTTATGTTGAATTAGAATATGGATTAATAATCCCTGAAGAATACCGATCATCTTTTGTGTTTGCAGATACTCTTTCTTCAGATACCTTGCTTCCAGAAACTAGCGTGGAGGGGTATGCGTATTTAGTAATAGAAAACGAAGGGGACAGAGGAACAATTCATATTTGGACCAATGGTGATTATGCAACATTCTCACCAGAGTATGGATGGCAACTAGGATCTGAGACCATAGGAGTTAATACAAACTTTATTACTGACTTAACATCTCCAGCATCATTTGATAATGATACAGAGGGTGGAGTTACATATCGTGATTTTTCATATATTAATGGAATAAGAATTGTAGTAGATGTTATGAACAAATCTGACTCTACCTTTGATTTAATTGAAATGTCTCCAAGGCTAGTAGTTGACATTTCAGATAAAGTGATTGATTTTAAAATTACAAAAACTCTTTCTGATATAGGAATTACATCTTTACCTGTAGGTCAATTACTTGCATCAAATGGCCAACTTTCAATATTCGATGACGACCAAGCATTTAATGATCAAAACTCTACTAGCATTATTGCAGATTATGTTAGAAAAAATATTAAATTTACCTTTCATGAAATTATTCTTGATGTTGAAGGTTTTGATTATTACATTCCAATTAAAACTTTATACTCAGAGGGTTTTCCACAAGCAGACGTTACTGCTGGAACCTTATCAATAGAACTTAGAGACTTCTTTTTCTTTTTAGAATCTATGCCAGCACCAAGATTGTTGACAACTCAATCATCATTAAGTTATGCTATTACAACATTGCTTGATTATATAGGTTTTAGTAATTATGTTTTTAGAAGGGTTGACGGAGAGTCTGACCCAATTATTCCTTTTTTCTTTGTAGCACCAGATCAAAACGTTGCACAAGTATTAAATCAATTAGCACTTGCTACTCAAACTGCAATGTTTTTTGATGAATACAACAATTTTATTGTTATGAGCAAAGATTATTTAATGCCAACAGAAAGTCAAAGGGGTACAGATTTTGTTATTTCTGGATCAACAAATCAAACCGATACTGGAGTTATTGAAAATTCAAGTTCTGGAAACTTGCCTAATATTATATCTATAGCATCTCAAGACAATAAAATATATAATGATGGAAAAATTAATTACACTACTAGATATATTCAAAGATCATACGGATCAATTAAGCAGTCAAGCATGATTGATCAAGATAAAACTTGGATATATAAACCATCATTGTTGTGGGAAGTATCTGGAACAGAAAATACAAAAACAATTAATGAGGTTGCTTCAAATCAAAGCAACTATGTTTTAGGTGCAATGCCATTAAACTCTAATTTATCTTCTTCGGCTCCTACAGTTGTAAATCATGCAATGACAAATAATATATTTGATCTTGGAGAAAATGTTTATTGGCTTACAAGATATCAAGGATACTTTTACTCAAATGGGGAAATCATTAAATATGATGCTGTAGAATTTAATATAACTGGTACTGGAAATGTTTTTATTAGTAGCAATCAAGAATATCAAAGTTATTTTTCTTCATTGCCATTTAATGGAAAAATATATCCAACAGGTTTAGTTAGAATATATGCAACACCATATTATGAAACAGTTGATGGAATCACTAGACTGCAAAATGGAGCGGTAGTAGACCATGGCCGTGCACAATTTGGCACAACTATAACATCTCACACAGCAGGAATAGACGATTATTGGGCTAACAATGATTATGTTCGTGGAGTAGATATGCAGTCACAATTTATGTTTACCACAGCACTTGATGAAGACGTTACCTACCCATCAACTACTACTGGAGCAGCAGGAGTTAATAACGTTTTAGCAAGACAAACAACTCGTACTGGAGTTATAAAAAACTTTATGGCAACAAATTATTTAACAGAGACTCAAGTAAATAATCTTAAATCAACACAGTCTGGAACAATTCAATCATCTGCACTTGTAATAAATGGCCCATCTTTTAAAACTACAGAAACCCCATTAAACTTTGTTTCATATGTTTATAAAAACCTTGACAGCGCATATAAACATTTTGGTACTAGAATGAGGATAGTTGGCAAAATAGAAAACAATACAAGCAGAACACAAACTCCAATTGGCAGCACAACTTATTATCAGGCTTCTGGAATTCAACCAGACCAGACAGTTAGCATTGGTGGTGGGTCTGGAGGTTTGGCAGTATTGTTAAACCCAGAAACAAACAATGGATATTATTTCGAAATAGTTGCTTTAACAGAAGATAACATTAACTCCTATTTAAAATTTGATACAAAAGGAAATGCAGAAAAATCAATCAATAATATTTTATTTTATAAAATTAAAAAAGATTCGTCAAATACAAACGCAATACCTATTAAACTTTGGGGCGGCCTTTCAAAAATTCTTGTTGATGATGGAAGATTTACTGGTCAATACAGAATGGCAGGAGAAGAAAACCCAACAGTGTATGACTTGTCTGTAGAGTATCAAGATATTGGCAAGATAAGAAGATTTTATTTATATATTAATAATAAGTTAGTTAAAGTTGTTGACGACTCAGATCCGTTGCCAATTTATAATAACATGGCTTTGTTTACTCGTGGATCATCAAGATGTATGTTTGAAAATATATATGCTTTATCTGAAAATTATTCTCAAAATACAGTTTTTACTGTTGGAGAAACCTTAGCCTCTGCATTATCGGAGGGTAAAATTAATGCTAATGAATCATTTAGAAAATATGCAATGAGTGGAATTGTTCAGGCAACACATCTTTCTGGAATAAGCGCACAACAACCTCCAGAATATGGTTTGTATTTTGAAGAATTTGGTTCTATTATGCGTGAATGCGCTTATTTTGATGTTAGATATGATCGTGCATACCCTGCTCTTTATGCACAACTATCTCCAACATTTAATAGAATTAAGGGGTACACAACTTCTGGGTTTTTAGCAGACTCTTATGGTGCAGAATTTTTGATATTTAATGCTACAGATACTGCTTTAAGTCTTGACGAAACAACTGGAAATTATTTAAGAATTCAGGGAGTAACATTTACACAAGACACAACTCACGAATTAACTGTTGATGAGTATTTTAAAAAACGTGGAAACCTTTCTGATCCAGAATTTCAAGGTAGTTCTTTAGTATTTTCACCGCTTGTAGAAAAAGCAAAGTATGACGAAATTAGGCAAAGCAGAATGATATATGGCAAAAATGAATTTTCTATTGATAGTATATACATTCAAACAGACGATGATGCTCAGGCTCTTATGGGTTGGATTATTAATAAAATTATGCATCCTAAAAAATCAATTGGTGTAAATTTATTTTCAATTCCAACATTACAACTTGGAGATATTGTAACTGTTGATTATAAAGACTCTTCTGGACTAGATCTTGTTGCATCTGATTCAAGTCGTTTCGTAGTATATAATATTGATTATTTTAGAAATAACAGTGGTCCAAATATGACTGTTTATTTAAGCGAGGTGTAAAATGTCAAAATCTAAAATGTCAAAAGAAGAAAAAGCAGTTAGAGAAGCCTTAGCAGCAGTTCAAGCAGATACTGGAGTGCAAAAGGCTCAACAAATTTTAGGAGTTGACACAACAAGTAAATCTTATCAAAACTTTCAGTCAGCAGGTGCTGCATTAGAAGCAATTAGTGCAAAGCCAGGATCAACAACAAAACAAATTCAAAGTGCTTTAAATGCTTATGAAAATGCATATCAAACACAAATACAATCACAGACAAGTCCATTAGGAACTTCAGTTTTTGTTCCTAGTGGTAACACAGATAGCGGCACCTCAAATGGTGGTAGCCCAAGTGGCGGAACAACAGTAGCAGCAGTACCAGCAACTCCAGCAACAATAACCGCAGCAGTTATAGCACCACCTCCACCTCCAGTTAAAACAGCACCAATAGACACGGTTTTATTTGACGATGAATCTACTCCAATTGAGGTTATGACTGATATTATATTTGAAAATATTGGTGGACACGAGTTAATAAATATAGCACGTAATGATATTGTTAATGGACAACAAGTTTCCTATCAACCTATTAAAAATCTTTCATCAATTCAACAACAATATAACCCAAACAATATTCTTAGTCTTCAGTCTACTTCAGACAAATATTTTGCAAATTTTTCTATTAAACTTGAAAACAAAGTTCCAGAACCAGGAACTGGTCCAAATGGAGCATATGTTTATCTAGATGAGAATACAGGAAATATGATTGTAGAGGCTATTAATCTTGAGCCTGATGAACAAATTCAAGTAGAAATAACTACAAGTGGTACAATATATGAAGCGGAATTTGGAGAAATAACCTCTTGATAACTAACACTGGTAAGACTATTATTGGTAAGTATATGCTTGGTCAAGCCCCTGCCTATGCTTCATTTTTGGCTGTTGGCTGTGGTCCTACCCCTTTAGAAACTGGCGATGTAGCAGATAACTTTGCAACAAAAGAAAACCTTGATTTTGAAATGTTTCGTGTTCCAATTTCATCTAGAGGGTTTGTAAGTGAGGGCGGTATAAATAAAATTGTTCTAACCGCAGAACTACCAACAGAAGAAAGATATGAAATATCTGAAGTAGGGCTATACTCTGCAGGATCAAATCCCTCTGCTGGAGCCTATGATAGCAAAACAGTCTTTGCTTTTACCACTGGAGAAAATTGGCAACACCATACGGCTTCTGCAGCAACTGCAATTAATACCGTTACCGCACCACTAGATGATCCAGAAGATGACAACGTTATTGCAGTAGCAGATTCAGTTTTTCAAACAAATGCAGACAATGCTATATTTTTTAAAACCTCTCGTGGAAACAGATATGAAAGATGCAGATTTTTAAATAATGTTATTTTAATTCAAGGTGATGATGCAGATTTAACTGTTAGTTCAGAAAGCGGTCCAACCTTTGATCACTTTGTTGTTGAAGAAGGATCAAATCATATTCACTTAACTGGAGCAAATGTTGACTTTACAAGAAACTCACCTATTGATGAATTAAGATTAGCATTTTCTTTAATAAGTAAAAATGGAGACTCTTCTGCAATTCCAGAAACAGTTAGAATTCTTGTAGACTTTGCAGAAACCGATACCTTGAGTGGAGAGTTTGCAAGGTTTGAAGTAGAAATAAATCATGGCAGTTCTGGAAATTTAGAAAACTCTGTTGCAGATTTTGAAACAAATAGATATTTTGTAGTTTCAAAACAATTACAAGAACTATACACAAGTGCAAACTTTACTTGGGATGCAGTTACTGTTGTCAAAATTTATGCATGTGTAATTGATGCTGGTAACCCTTCACAAGATTATTATGTAGCGTTAGACGCAATAAGACTAGAAAACGTAGCAACAGTCAACCCACTTTATGGACTAACTGGATATTCAATTATTAAAAATGATGCTGCCGAAACAATTGTTAAGTCTCCTAACACTAGCAACTATGTCGAATTTAGATTTTCAATTGGCGTAACCTAATGGCTGTAAAAAAAGCAATTATTTTAAAAGAATCTTTACCACCAGTTGATTCTGAAAGTGCAGGATATGTCGTAAGATATAGAATCATTTCTGAGGATAAAAACAGAACATCTCACTGGTCTCCAACTTTTATTACAAATCCAATTCCAGTTGAAGCCGTAAACGGTGCGTTATCAATTACAGAAACAATTATTACTGCGGTATGGGGAGATGAGTTAAATAGGCCAGCATATGACATATTTGTCAAGTTCGATTCTGGATCTTTCTTATATCATGGAACTAGCGCAACTCACATGTATTCATTTTTAAATACAGGTACCACATCCGTTCATGTAAAAATACAGATAGCGTCATCTGTAAAAAAAGTAAATGCAGGACTAGTTATCTTCGACTCTGGCGTAGAGTCTTTGGTATAATTAAACAGGAGGAATAAATGGCAAAAGTACCGTTACCAGAAAGAGGGCAACCTCTAGATGTACCTTATATTTACAAACTAGTGGATACATTAAACCAACTATCTACTGAAGTATCTTCAGCAACATACAACTATGCAACAATTGATACTGTTAGTGCTGGAAAGCAGAGTGTAAAGACCTCTGAAACAAGAATAATTGGCGGGTATGTAGAGGTAGCAAATAACTCTACGGTTACTGCAGCATCTGATAAAACATTCTCATACGACTTTCCTAGTGACTTTAAGTATTCACCAATTGTCACAGCGACTCCAGTAAACATTGGAAACACTCCTGCTGGACAAAACGTAAGCGTTATCTTAAAAACAGTAACAACCTCTAAGGTAGAAGGAGTTGTTCGGTTTGGTGCTTCTGGTGATTTATCACTAGCCGTTCACTTAGTAATTATTGGTATTCCTAATTAAAATTAAAGGTGGGGTATGATTTTTTGTAAAAAATGTAAGGGTCGTATGTTTGTTGATAGACAATACAGCAGCATAGATCATTTAGAAACATTTTGTATATCATGTGGATATCGTGTATTTTTTCATCCCCCGTCAGAAAGTGGGCAAGGTAGATGGATACTGCAAAAGGAAAAATCCAGAGCCAACAATACAATAACGACCCTGTAATTAAGGGTAGTAAAAAACTTTGGTTTTTAAATGGAGATCTAGTAAGACTTTACCATAGTTCTCGTTCTACTGGAATGGTTACGTTTTATAATATTACTAAAGATAGACTTGAAACTTGTCTTCGTACAGATTTTAGACGGAACAGACAAAGAGCATACACTGTTGCTGAGACTGCTAGGTTAGTTAATCGTCATAGAAAATATATGCCAACATTAATTAAAACTGGAATTATCCCACCACCAATTGGTGCAAAATTAAATGGTCAAAGAGGTTGGCAAATAAGATCTTATTATTCAGAAGATCACATAAGGGATATTCGTGCTATACTGGGATCTAGACATATGGGGCAACCCAGAAGAGACGGATTAATAACAAATAATAGTATTCCCACAAGCCAAGAGTTGACACGACGAATGGGTGACGGTATACTTACATATACGAAGACTGAAGATGGAAGGTATATTCCTGTTTGGTCTGAGAACATTTAAATTCAAGAATAGGTGGGGTAATGGAAAACGAAAATACAAAAGTATCAGTAACACTTGGATATACTCTTAATTTAGGCAATTTTCAATCATTAAGACTTGATCTTGGAGTTGTTGATTCTAAGCGTGATGGTGAAAATACAGAACAGGCTTTTGATAGAGTCTATAAGTTTGTTGAAGATAAACTAACAGAAAAGATTCAAGAAGCACAATCAGAGGCTGATAACACTAACTAATGGCTGAACGCAAAGACCGTATGGCTTTGCTTAGTAGGTATAGTAAATTGCATACAGCAAGATACGAGCATAAGCCATCTTTAAATTTAAATGTAGAGCAGTGGGCAGCCGACTCTCTTATAGAGTCTTATGGTGTTGTTGGTTGCTATGACCTAATTGAGTATTATTTTAGTATTGCACAAGAACCAAGTTGGAATTATTTTGCTTATAACGCAGAAAAAATTCTTAATGGTAAACTAGATGTAGAGCAAGATATTAAAGAAAGAACAGAGCGCAGGAAATTAGCAAGAAGGTGGCTGAGTGAATAATACAGAAGCAAAAGTTATTTCAGCATTATTACAAGATAAACAGATGCACGTATTGTTGCAGGCTAATGTAGAAAACCTTCTTAGAACTCATAACGATGTATGGAATTTTATTCGTTTATATTTTGATAATAATGGATCTATTCCACCAACCTCTCTAGTTGTAGAAAAGTTTAGAGACTTTCAACCAGTAGATGGTATTGGCGCTACCAAACATCATCTTGAAGAGTTACAGACAGAGTATTTGAATGATAGCCTTAAGGACATCCTAAGATCTGCAGCAGGTGAAGTGCAGGTTGGCAATGGCACAGAGGCACTAAATGGACTGATTACAAAAACATCTGAGTTAAAGAAAAACACTTCTGCTATACGTGATATTGATGCTACAGATCTTGATTCTGCCGTCGCATATTTTGAAAAGATTCAGGAACAAAAACTAACTGGTCAAATTGGAATTAAAACAGGTTTACCAGGATTTGATAATTATCTTCCTTCTGGAATTATGCCAGGACAACTTGGTGTATTTTTAGCCTATCCAGGAATTGGTAAATCTTGGCTTGCTCTTTATTTTGCAGTTCAGGCATGGAAGCAGGGCAAGTCTCCATTAGTCATATCCCTTGAAATGTCTGAGACAGAAGTTCGTAATCGTGTATTTGCAATTATGGGTGAAGGTCTTTGGTCTCATCGTAAACTAAGTAATGGTGAAGTAGAACTTGATATGCTAAAAAGTTGGCATGCTAACAAAATAGCAGGCAAGCCAGAGTTTCATATTATCTCAAACGATAATGGTGGAGAGGTAAACCCATCTGTAGTTCGTGGAAAGATTGATCAATACAAACCAGACTTTGTTATTGTTGACTACTTGCAACTTATGTCTCCAAACCAAAAGTCTGAAAATGAGACGGTACGTATGAAGAACCTTTCAAGAGAACTTAAACTTATGGCTATTAGTGAAGAAGTTCCTATTATCGCTATCTCATCTGCTACCCCTGATGATGTAAAAGATTTAAGCAGTGCTCCTACTCTTGGACAAACTGCATGGTCTAGACAGATTGCCTATGATGCTGACTGGGTAATGGCTCTTGGTCGTGCAACTAATAGTGATATTATTGAGTGCGTATTTAGAAAAAATAGAAATGGTTTTATGGGAGACTTTTTAGTACAGGTAGATTTCGACAAGGGTTACTATAGATACAAGGATTACGAAGATGCCAAGTAATCTTTATAGTAAAGAACAAATACAAAGAGTTCTTGGTGGCGCTGGCATTGACATAGAGGCAGAGTTTGGTAATGACTTTATTATTTATTGTCCATATCACAATAACACAAGAACCCCTGCTGCAGAAGTTGCAAAGGATAGCGGTTTGTTCTTTTGCTTTGGTTGTCAAACCACAAAAAATCTTGAAGAATTTGTTATGTTTGTGACTGGTAGAACTTATTTTGAAGCAGCACGGTACATAAAAAGTAAGCAAACAGAAACAAACATTGAGAGTGTAATTAACAAAGCAATGTATGCTCCACCAGATTTTGTTCAATATGATGAAGTATTAATTAAAAGATTAAACAATCAAGCCCTAGAATCTCCAAGAGCAATGCGATATTATTCTAGTAGGCTTATAACTGAAGAATCAATAAGAAAATTTGCTTTAGGATATTCAGAAAAGCAAGACATGGTTACTATACCAGTTCATTCTCCAGATGGAATGACTCTTGGCTTTGTTGGCAGATCTATTGAAGGTAAAGAGTTTAAAAACACTCCAGGACTTCCAAAGGGTAAACTATTGTTTAATTTACACAGAATTAAAGCATCTAGTTTAGTATATGTAGTTGAATCATCTTTTGATGCTATAAGGCTAGACCAAGTAGGATTCCCAGCAGTTGCAACGTTGGGTGCTAACGTATCTGCATCGCAGATTAAATTGTTAGAAAAGTACTTCAATAATGTTGTACTTGTTGCAGACAATGACGAGGCTGGCGCAATAATGAGAGATAAGTTAATTGAAAAACTTGGCTCATTAGTCAGCGTAGTAAATATAGATAAAAAATATAAAGATATAGGAGATATGGATGATGATGCAATTAGAAGCCTTGAGTTTCAATTTGACAAATCTATATCATCTATGTTAAACTAAAATAACAAATCGAAGGAGAAAAATATGAGCGTAGTAAAGGGACTCAAAAATATAAATGCCCTGCTCGACAAACCAAAGTATGATGAAAACTCACCAAAGGTAAGATGGCTTAAACTTGCCGATGGTCAATCAGTAAAAATCCGTTTCATTGAAGAGTTAGACGAAGATTCTGCAAACTATAATGCAGAGCGTGGTCTTGCTCTTGTTGTGAAAGAACACACAAATCCAAAAGACTACAAGCGCAAGGCTGTAGATACAATGGAATCAGAAGGTCGTGACTGGGCAGAAGAAATGCACAGAAAAGATCCAAAGGCTGGCTGGAGAGCACGTCTTAGATTCTATTGCAACGTTCTAGTAGACGATGGCATTGAAGCACCTTATGTGGCTATTTGGTCAATGGGTGTTAGCAAGCAATCAGCATTTAATACAATTCGTGAGTATGCCTTAGAAACTGGCAGTATCTCAAACTTAGTTTGGAAAGTAAAGCGTAACGGTCAGGGAACTGAAACAAGTTACACAACTATTCCAAGTGCACCAGACACAGAGCCATTTGACTGGTCAGCACACAAGCCTTATGCACTTGAGTTAGCATTAAAGAAAATTCCTTATGCTGAGCAAGAAGCATTTTACTTAGGCTTTGACGGTCCAACAACTTCATCTGCAACCAACGTAGATTGGTAAGATGAATTACGTAGGCTTACA